TCGCTAGGACTATCTCAAGCCGAACTTAAGACCATGAAGTTCGCGGATGTCCAGGAGCGACTTAATAAGCAATTCTCTGGCGCTAGTGCAGAGTTCTTAACTACCTACGCAGGCAAGTTGCAGCTCATCACTACTGCAGCAGGTGAGGCAAGCGAGAAGATCGGCGGAGCGCTAGTCGATTCCCTGGTCTCAGTATTCGCTGCAGGCGATACAACACAATTCGTAAACCAGATCGATACTCTTGCCACAAAGATTGCAGATACTGTCTCAGCAGTAGTATTTGGATTCCGTAAGTTATACGTCCTTACAAGCGATCGCGCCATCCTGGCTAGTTTCAACCCCTTCGATGACTATGAGAAGAATGCTCTAGCCGCAATCGATGCAGCCGAAAAGGCAGCAAAGTTAAGACGCAACGCGCCAGGCATGGGATATTTAGGTTCTCAGCCAATGGGTATCTATGAGACATCAGCACAAGTTGCGGCTCGCAGAAAGTCGGAGGCTGATGCAGCCAAGCGCAATAAAGCATTAGCAGATATGCAGAAGAAGACACTTGATACACAGAAAAAGTCTTTAGCCCTACAGAAAGCATCAAAGACTCTCAACCTTGAGGCTATCGGTATTGAGGCAGCTCTTAAAGGTCAGATCAGCGAGACTGATCGCCTATCGCTATTGTTACAAAAATCGATCCTTGAAGGTAACGCCAATCTTGCCACGTCCTTATCAGATCAATTAGATGCCGCCGTCAAGCGACAGAATGAACTTCGCCAGTCACTAATGACAACCCCAGAAGCGCCAAATCCTTATCGCAACTGGACACTACCCAGCGAGCTTCTAAACTACACGGCATCATCTCTCGGCGTATCTGTAGCACAATTACAGACTGCGCCAGTAGCTCCATCATCGACCTTCTCGGATGCTCAGATGGAATTGATGGCAGCAGTCAATTCATTTCAGAGCGCTAACCAAGCAGCAGTCAATGTTGAGGTTTACCTCGATGGCGATGTAGTGACTGGAGCAATTACTCAGAAGCAAGTCAATGACTCACTATCTGGCACATTCGCTACGACCAACCGCTTTGCCGCTCAGGGTGCTATCGCGCTATGAGTCTTCCTGCCACTATTTCGGTTTCGTTCGATTTTAGCCAGGGGGCTACATTCGGCTATCCGTTTACTATTGGCGATCCGATCAACGGCGTTATCGGCGTATCTCAGTTCGCATCGACAGAAGTACCTGATCCAGTAGTCGATCTCAGTAGCGTTACTCGATCGATCAAGATCAGCCGTGGCCGTAGCATCATGCGTGATACTTACGAGGCTGGCAATTGCACAGTTCGAGTGTTAGACCCAGACTCATACTTCAACCCTCAGAACGTGTCTAGTCCCTATTTTGGCTATCTGACTCCACTTCGCAAGATTCGTGTAGCAGCTACTACTGCCACCACTCAGCACTTTCTATTTTCAGGCTATGTTGATTCGTACAAGTATTACTATCCAACAGGCCAGGAGATCGGCTATGTCGATATCGTCTGCTCAGATGCATTCCGTCTATTCCAGATGGCTAACGTCTCGACAGTAACCGATGCAACGGCAGGCCAGACAACTGGCACACGCATCACCAAGATTCTAGATCAGGTCTCATTCCCTACATCTATGAGAATTACTGACACAGGATCGACGACAGTCCAGGCAGACCCGGGGACATCTCGATCATCCTTAGCTGCTCTCAAAGCAGCCGAGTTCGCAGAACAGGGCGCATTCTTTATCCGTACAGATGGAACGGCTGAGTTTAAGGATCGCAACGATGTCGTAAGTTCCCTAGCCGCCGCGCCCATCGAGTTCAATCAGACTACTGGCATTCCTTATTCAGACCTTCGCTACGCTTTCGATGACAAGCTCATCATTAATCAAGCCAGCATGACTCGTGTTGGTGGTACTGCTCAGGTCGCTACTAATGCAACCTCATCGGCTAAGTATTTTCCTCATGGCACAACTGTCACAGACATGATCCCTCAGACCGATGCGCAGGTTTTAGACATCGCAAAGATTTATGTAGCAACCAGAGCTGAGACAACTATTCGCATCGATGCCATGACTGTCGATCTATTGGATACCGCAGTACCAACTGACACAATGATCGGTCTTGATTATTTCGACAATGTAAAGATCACTAACGTCCAGCCAGATGGCTCGACAATCGTCAAGACTTTACAGGTGCAGGGCTTGGCGTGGGATATAACGCCTAACAGCATGAAATGCACTGTGACAACACTTGAACCAATCGTAGAAGGATTCATATTGGGATCAAGCACATACGGTATAATCGGACAATCCATAATGGGATACTAGGAGAAAATCATGGCAGAAGGCTTTCCAGCATCGACAGGCGACATCTTTACGGCCGCAGACTATAATGGTCTAGTAGCCTTTACTATCGGCGCAGCCAACACAGTCGATTATACGGCAACGATCTCTGACGCCTATCAGGTCTGCGAACTCATGAACAAAGCTACAGCGATCGCCTTTAAGATCCCTACTAACGCTTCAGTAGCCTTCCCTATCGGCACAGTTCTTACAGTCCTTAATATAGGCCTAGGAACTTGCACAATCTCAGCGGTTACTGCTGGCACAACTACAGTCCTTTCAGCTGGAGCAGTAGCGGCAGCGCCTACCCTTGGACAATATAAGAGCGCAGCCTGCATAAAGACGGGTACAGATACTTGGTATGTTGTCGGAGCGATTGGGTAATGATTGGCAACGTCATTGCTGGTCTTTTAGCACCGACTACTTTAGCTCTTAAGCCTGTCGTAACAGGCGGTACGCTTGCGTCCGATGCAGTTTATTACTATAGGACTTTTACTGGTAATGGCACTTTAGGGATTACTAATTTATCTTTGACATGTGACGTCCTAGTCATTGCTGGTGGAGCTGGTGGTGGAGCGCGTGGAAACCGTGGCGGCGGCGGCGGTGGCGCAGGTGGTCTATTTTACGCTTCTACTCAAGTGTTATCCGTTGCAAATTACAACGTAACTATTGGTGGCGGTGGCGCTGGTGGAGTTCAGTCATCGCCTAACGATGGTACTAACGGCGTTAACTCTACTTTTCAATCTCTTACTTCTGCCGTAGGTGGTGGAGCAGGAGATGGAGACTTTAGCGGCGGTGGCACTGGTGGCTCTGGCGGTGGTGGTTCAGTTACTACGGCTGGCGGTTCAAATACTTCAGGTCAGGGTAGCGCTGGTGGCGCTGGTGGTTTATTTACACCTAATGATTATTTTGCAGCAGGCGGTGGCGGTGGCGCTGGCGCGGCTGGTGCAGCTGGAATATCTTCGACTTCACAGGCATCGTCATTCGGTGGCGCTGGTGGCGCAGGATCTAGCGCCTATAGTTCTTGGGGTTCAGCAACTTCTACTGGTCAAAACGTGTCTGGTACTTATTGGTACGCAGGCGGCGGCGGTGGTGGTACGGGTAACTTCAACGGCGGCGCTGGCGGCGCTGGTGGCGCTGGTGGTTTAGGTGGCGGTACAGCAGGAAAAGGTGACGGCACAAATGCAGATGCAGCAACAGCAAATACTGGCGGCGGCGGCGGTGGCGTTAATGCAGGCATTGGTGGTTCAGGCGGATCAGGAATTGTAATTGTCCGATACACAAAGGTGCAGGTGGACTAATGTCACATTGGGCAGAATTAGATGAAACCAACAAAGTTATTCGCGTACTCGTCGGAGACAATAACGATCCAGCAGGCGATGAAGGTTACTCATGGCTGATTAATAATCTCGGTGGCACATGGGTTCAGACAAGCTATAACAATAAAATTCGCTACAACTATGCAGGCATTGGTTACACCTACGATCCGATCGATGATGCATTCATAGCACCTGCTCCCTGCGATCATTTAGAATTGACACTCAACAATCTCAAGCGATGGGAGTGTGATAACGATGAGCACAAAGCCCAAATGGTGGCTGAGTAAATCAGCCGTTCAGTTAAGAGAACAGATTGACGACTATTATCCTGACCGAGACCGTACCTCGGATGGCTCCGTCGGCGATTTACGTCATTCAGCGCGCCCTTCTCATCACAATCCTTGCCCAAAAACTGGGGTTGTCAGAGCGATTGATATTGACGCAGATCTCATGGGAAAGAAAAAGCCCGTCCTCATGCCTGACCTTGCAGATCAGATTCGATTGTATGCAAAGTCTGATCCTAAGAAACGCATTGAGTATATTATCTTTTCAGGCAAGATCGCCTCGTCAAAGAAGGGCTGGGCTTTCAGAGATTATTCTGGGATCAATCGCCACGACAAGCATTTGCACATCAGTTTTTCTCCAAAGGGTGATCAAGACAGTTCGTTCTTTAATATCCCGATGATAGGTGGAAACTAATGGAAGCAATTATCTATGCGACACTCGGACTCATAGCGATCCCTGTGATCCGTACAGCGATCAAGTCCTACCGAGCCAAGAAGGCTGTCGCCGATATTGTTGTAGATGCGATTGAGGCAGCAGTAGATACGGTTGAGAAGAAATGAATCAGACAGACTTCTTCACCCTTTACTTTGCCAGCCTCGCAGTCGTAGGCGGCCTTTCAGGCTTTGTGATCACTCACCTACTGTCTGAAATAAAGCGCCTTCATGCGCGTGTCGATGAGATCTATAACATCCTCTTAGAGCGATAATTTTTACATGGCGCGCAAGAAGACAATCGATCTAGAGGCTTACTCTATGCTTGAAAGTTATTGCATTGGAATTAACGAGTATTTCAAAGCGCTCAGAAAGTCAGGCTTTACCGTAGATCAGGCGCTTTACATAGTAACCGCAGTTGATACTTACCCAGCAACAATCCTTCCTGCGCCTAACTGGCTTCCTGCATCACCCGACCGCATACCCTACGAGGATGACGAAGACGAGGACTAAATGAAGCGGATTGTAATCGTTAGCGATTTACAGGTTCCATATCATGATAGACACGCAGTAAAGAACGTAGCAGGATTCATAGCCAAGTTTAAACCGCATGAAGTAATGACAATAGGTGACGAGATTGATTTCAACACCATCAGCAAGTGGTCAGAAGGGACTCCAGAGGCTTATGAGCAGACTCTTGGAACGGATCGCGATGAAGCTGTTCAGGTTCTTTACGATCTCCAAGTAACACAGATGATTAGGTCTAATCACACAGACCGTCTTTACAATCAGATCATGAGAAAGATCCCCTCATTCCTATCTTTGCCTGAGCTGCGCTTCGAAAAATTTATGCAGCTAGAGGAGCTTGGGATCACCTTCCATAAGAAGCCGTACAACATCGCGCCTAACTGGATAGCAGTCCATGGCGACCATACCCCTATCAAGTCTCAAGGGGGTCTCTCAGCCCTTGAAGCAGCCCGTAGGCATGGCAAGAGCGTCATCTCAGGACATACCCACAGGGCAGGCAGATCGTCCTTCTCAGAGGCCTCTGGCGGCCGTATAGGGCGTATTCTGCATGGCGTAGAGGTTGGTAATTTGATGGACTTTAGCAAGGCCTCATACACAAAGGGATCGGCTAACTGGCAGCAGGCCTTTGCCATTATGTACGTCGAGGGCAAGAACGTGCAGGTCGATCTTATCTATCTAGAGAAGGACGGCACATTCGTCGTGTCGGGTAAGCGCTATGGACGACCTAGATAACGAGCTCGTCAGAGATATTGACGACCATATGGACGAGTCAGAATTGTTACCATTTCGTTATCAAAATATTATTGACTGAGCCTGAGCTTCTGTCATAGTTGAGGCATGGATGAAGGGCATCCATAGAAAAGGGCTCAAAATGAACAGAACAGAAATCAAGTCAGTTCACTTGCTTATTGATGTAAAGCAGCTGTTCGCATTGGAAGAAATTCTTAACACGATTCGCCACGATTATCCGACTGAATGGGCAAGTCGCTCTTATTATGAAGAAATGCGCCAGTATCTCAAGACTAAGGTTTTAGAGGTTCTATGATGTTCGATCCATCATTCGGTGACATGGTTGTCATGATTATCTTGTCTGGGTTATATTTCCATCTAGGCCGTATTGTCGGCATAAGAGTGGGCTATCTTAAGGGGCGCAAAGCTGTGCGAGATTACTACGCAACTAAAGAAAGGGTACGAGTGTGAAAGCAAGTGAAGTCCTACTATCAGCTACTGACATCATTGGAGACCGAGGACGAGTTTATGGTCATCCTCGTATCAATCAGACTCGAATCGCACTCAGACTCCAGCAAATGCTTGAGACACCAATCTCAGACTATCAAGCGTGTCTGGCGATGGTCGAAGTCAAGCTCGCACGTCTCCAAGAAACCCCAGACCATATTGACTCCTATGTGGACGCATGCGCATATATCGCACTAGCTTGTGAATTATCAACAGAAAGGGACGAACTTTATGTTTAATCTATCGGAATACACCACAGTAAGCGAAAGAATTAAGTTGTTTAGAGAGATGTTTCCCATGGGTAGAATTATGACTCAGCTCATCTTTGAAGACGCAAGCCGAGTAGTTTTCAAGGCAGAGCTTTACAGGGATGATGAAGATCAAAGGCCATTCTCAACTGGTTACGCTAGAGAGATTACAGCTGATCGTGGAGTGAACAAAGACTTTGCCCTTGAGAATTGCGAGACGTCCGCAATAGGAATTGCCGCCAAGAATGCCAACATAGGGACAGAAAAGAACTCAATCAGTAGAGAAGAAGCTGAGAAGGTTAACCGTATGAAGGCGAAAGACTTAACGATTCAAGAAGTAAAGGCAAAGATGGCTGAAACCTCTGGTAGTTATATCCCAGTAGTAAAGGAAGAAGATCCATGGACTATCAAGCCAGCTACTATGCCGCCCACAATGGAGGAAGCCGTGTCGACGGTGAAAGAAATCATTGGCGGCCAGACAGA